TCCATGTCGAACTCCACGAAGTGCTTGAACCCTCCCACTGCCAAATCCTCAGCGATAATACGTGCGAGGAAAGCGTTCTTGTTGTCCAGAAGGACATCGATGAACGCCTTGACAGGGTTGCTGCGAGTATCATCCGCAACGAACCCTCCCATCTGGTCGACAGGAAGATTTGTCAGGATACGCTTGATGTACCTGGCTCCATTCTTGTCTTTTTTTGTAGGAACTAGAATTTCAGTAATTCTCTCCTCAATCTGAACAAGATTCAATACCGGGTCTTCTGCAGCCTCGTATCCGTGCCATCCCTTAGAAAACTTATTCTTAGAGAGACGCACCAAATCGAGATGGTCCCTGGCAAAGTTTGCCAGATACTTAATAATAGGTGTCAAATCACATTTTCCTACCAGTGAAACCAGTTGGTCGTGATCTACAATCTCAAGCACCTTCAGAATCTCCTTACCTCTCTGTGTAGAAAGGTCAGTCAGATCTTCCGTGGTACAGAAATCTTCTTGAACATCCGATTGGAACATTGTGTATTCCAACGGATTCAAATAAGTAAATAAATTAGTTATAGAATTACCCATATTTAATTACTTTTTCAAGGATTTCTTAAAATCAATTTTTTTTTTAAATCAACCTCAAGATATAATTCATTTCAATCTTATCAAATACATAATTACCTACCTTAGATTTACCTTCTGGGATATGAATAGAAACTTGTTTATTCCTTACATAAAATGCTACTTCTTCTAAGAATTTCATTGATAATACTTCTCCAGGACATCTTCTATACCCTATTCCAAAAGGAGTGTAATTATCTCTTTCATATATTTCGGTATTACAGGCAATTTTGGCTTTTTGTTTTGAATTAAAAAAAGGACATTTACTAATATCACCTGTCATATGTTTATGAAACTCTTTCATTCTGTTAATATTGAATTTATCTGTATCATTTCCCCAAGATTTATCTCTAGAAGCAGTAGTTAAATCGTGTATGGCTATATCATAATTTTTATCAAAACAATATTTCTCCTGATTTTTAAATTTAGAAGCAATAAATTTTAGAGGCATAATATACCTAAAACATTCTAATATGTATTCCTTCTCTAAACCTCTTTCAATTGTAGGTATTTCATTTTTTGAAATACCTAAAAAGTAAGGATATATAGTATTAACCCAATTTATAATCATGGCAACTATATTATGAATGAATTCTATGAAACAATCTTTTAATGGCATACCAGCATTTAACCAATCTTTGATGATACAATCCTTTTTTATATTTTTAATTTGTTTTAATGACTTTTTATAGAAAAATTTTAAATTGTAGAGTTGTTTTAAAACAGCAGGTTGTAAAGAAAAACCTTCAACGAAATAAGAAACCGCATTGACAAATGTATTAATATCATTTAATTCTTCTTTTGATGGTTCAATACCTAAATGTAATTCGTATAGTAAATGACAACAAAATTCAGTACAAGTATCAAATAAATTTAAATCTTTATTTATTTTAAAATATTTAGGTATTGTATTTCTGATAATAATCTGATATTTATCTACTCTTTCTCTTGATAAAGCAGACATATATTTTTCTTTTAATTGATTATTATTTCCTCTTAATTCATAATCCATTTTAAAAATAGAGTCTCCTACCCATTGACCTAAATAATTATTAGGTGTAGTGAAATAATTTATAATATGTGGTAATGAGTCTGATTTTCCAAAGTCGTTAGTATTCATTAAATCAGTAATTTTGTTAAACCTAAATGTATATTCATTATCATAAAAAGGAGAGAATGAATTTTTTGAAATACCCATTTCTTTACTTAAGAAAACATTTTGGATATTACTTTCACTAATTTTTTTTATATATTCTTTTTTTTCTTTAAAATTTTTTAATGTCCAAAATAAAAGTCTGAAATTAGTAATAGTAATGTGATAGAAAAAATGTTTATTTAAAATAACAAAAATTATTAATATTAAAATTATAGTTTTTTTTATCATTAATAATATTGAAGAGAAAAAAATTAGAAATTATTTTTCTAAACTACAAACGGAACATATATATTAAATATTTCCATATTTATAAATTCTCCCTTGATTAATCCAAATTATGATTGCACTTTTGAAAGATTTCTTTATCAGTTGATTTTAATTCATTTTCTAATTGTAAAGTCTGTATTCTAATTTTATTTAATTTTTATGTTTTTTTTACTCTTTAATAATTTACTTAATTCTATATTAATTAATTTTATATAAATCACGAGAATTAAATTTAAATACTAAACATTCTAATTTATATTCTTTATTTAATCTAAAACTTACTTTTCTTGACTCTGGTAAATTTATAGTAAACTCATAATATTCTTTATCACCCATTTTTAAAAGTGATAAATTTTCTTTTTCTACTTTGAAATCTTGGTTTACTATATATTTTTTTACTTTACCATCTTGATAAATAAATAATTGTCCATCTTTAATTAATAAGGGTTTATTTAAGTAAAAAAACATAAATACTTCTTCCTGATAAATTTTATAATTTTTTTGATAAAGATTATGTTTTTTATTAAAGTCGTCAAGTATATAACATTTTGTTTTAGAATTATTAATACCCATTATTTAATAATTCATAATAAATTTTTAATATGTTTATTAACTAATTTAAAAATATATTAACTTTAATATAAAATATGAATAATAATCCTTCTATACTTTGGGCACAAGACAGAGATAAATTATTTGTGACAATTGAAATTAAAAATTTTCAAAATAAAGATATAGTCTTTGAACCTAAGACAGTTAAAATAAATGGAGAAGCAAATAATACTGAATTTGAAATTAGTATTGATTTAAATAGTGAAATAGATACTGAAAAGAGTATTTGGTTAATAAAACAGAATTGTATAGAATTAAAACTAGAAAAAGTCAAAAATATTTTCTGGCATAAATTAACTAAGAATAAGCAGAATAATGTTAGAATAGATTGGCAGCGGTGGAGAGATGAAGATGACGACGAAGAAGATGATAATATGTTATCCGATTTTAGTAATTTCCAAAAACAATTACCACAAGATTTTATGAATTCTAATTTTGAAGATTTAATGCCACAAGATTTAGATTTTGAAAACGATAACAATTTAGAAATAGAAGAAATAGAAGATGTCGAAATAGAAAGTGAAAATGTTGAAGGGGATGATGAATCAGATGGAGAAGTAATTTTAGAAAATAATGATATTTATAATAATAAAACAAATATTGAAGAATTAGAAACTACTGAATTAAATAATGAAGATGTTGATATAATTTTGGAATAAAAAAAAAACTTAGTTAATATTAAATGAATATTGAGGTTACTAAAAAATATATTGATATGGATAATAATCAAATTAAGGTTTTTATTTTACCAGAAGGAATCAATTCAAAATTATTATTTAGGAAAAATAAAATTAAAGCACCAAAAAATGTTTTAAATGATTTTAAAGGAAATTTTAAACAGATTATCCAGTTTTATAATCAAGAGGAAATTATTATACTCATTGGTTTAGGTAATAAAAAAGAAATGGATTTAGATAATTTACAACATTGTATAAAACATTTAGGTTTTTTGGTTAGTAAAATGAATAAAAATAAGATTGTTTATTATTTGTATTCAAGTAATATTGAATTAGTTAAATGTCAAATGGATTATATCATTGATATTCATTTAGATAGAAAACAAATGGTTAAGAAATATTTAAATTTTAAAAAAACTAAAAAGAATATTTTAAATCATGATATTTTAGGTAATGATAATTCTTCTAAAAATAATTCATTGAAAAATAATTCTGAAAGAAATTCAAATTCCTATCTTAAATTTAGGAAAATATTATTTGTCTCAAATGTCAGTAGCAAAGAATTGAATAATTTTATTAAGTTATTAGATTATAAGAATATATGTAAATATATGGGGGATGCTCCAGCAAATATTTATACTCCTCCAGCTATGGTAGGTATGTGTAAAATTCTTAGTAAAAAGTTAGGTATTAATATAGAAGTATTTGGCGATAAAAAATTAAAAAAATTGGGGATGAATACATTACTTTCAGTATCAGAAGGAAGTAAATTCGGAGGTTATATGGTTAAAATGGAAATAAATAAAGGCAAATCTAAACCTATTGTTTTAGTAGGTAAGGGTATTACATTTGATAGTGGTGGAAATTCTATTAAATCTTCAAAAGGAATGGTAGATATGAAAAATGATATGTTAGGAGCCGCCACAGTTTTAAATACTCTTTGTTATTTGAAGAGTGTTAAATCGAAGAAACACGTAATAGTATTATTATGTATAGCGGAAAATATGCCAGGGATGTATGCTACCAAACCTGGTGATGTTATTAAGTCACATTCCGGAAAATCAGTTGAAATAATTGATACAGATGCTGAAGGGAGATTAGTTATGGCAGATGGTATTAGTTATGCTCATACATTAAATCCAAGAATGATTATAGACGTAGCAACTTTAACAGGACAACAAGAAAGTTTTAGTGGTAGTTTTTTCGCAGGATTGGTTGGTTCAAATCCTAAAAATAATAAACAAATAGTAGATTTAAGCAATAAGATTGGGGAGAGATTAGTGGAGTATCCTTTATATCCTGAAAATGTTAGGCAGACGAGATCAGATATAGCTAATGTAAAAAACTATGATTATGGATCTAAAAATGGAACAATATATGCTGCTGCTTTTTTGAGTAATTTTGTTAAAGAAGGAATGGATTGGATGCACATAGATATTGCGGGTGTGGATTTTAAAAATAATTTTTCAACTGGATTTGGAATTAGATTATTATCGGATTATATAGAAAAAAATTGATTTAAAATTAAAATATTAGTATTAAATTAAAATGGATCCAAAAGAGGAAAAAAAAATGGAAACAAAAACAGAAATAAAAACAGAAATAAAATCCGAAATAAAATCCGAAATAAAGGGAAAAAAATTAGAAGTAGAAAATAAAGATAATTATGAACAATTATTGTGGCTTGTTCCTTAAACAATAATTTAACATTTCTTCTAATTCATAACAATGGTCTAGACCATTCATTCTTATACAATTTTTAAATTTATCTTTTATATCTAAACATTTTGACTCAGAATAGGCTTCATTATTATTCTGTGTTGGTGTTAAACTATTTGCTATTCCATTAAATACCGCATTACCGACAGCCGCACCCATACCTAAACCTATTCCACTTGTGAAGCTATCTTTCATAGTTGGTTGTTTCATTACTGGAACTGCTTGTGGTGGTGGTTGTGTTTTTTTAGGAATGGTATTATTTTTTTTGGATGAAGAATATGAACGTCTTGGTTTCATTGGCATTCTATATATTAATTTTAGATTTTTTAAATAGAAAAAAAATTATTTTTTTATTTTTTTAATAATTTCTGAAAGTTTTTTCTGTTAAAAATACGGAATCAACGGTTTCAACGATAACCTAATATCGCTTAAGTTAAACATATGATACTCCAAAGGTTCCTCCTTAAATGCAAAGGCACTTTCTCCAATAGAAGTGACCGTGTCGGGGATAAACACCGAGGTCAGTCCTGAGCAGTAGGCAAAGGCACTTTCTCCAATAGAAGTGACCGAGTTGGGAATCGTCACCGATGTCAATCCAGAGCAGCCGGAAAAGGCACTTTCTCCAATTGAAGTGACTGAGTCGGGGATAAACACCGAGGTCAGTCCTGAGCAGTAGGCAAAGGCACTGTCTCCAATCGAAGTGACCGAGTTACCGATCGTCACCGAGGTTAATCCAGAGCAGCAGCAAAAGGCGCGCTCTCCAATGGAAGTAACACTCTTGTCTATTATTACCATTTTCAAATTTTCTATATTTTCAAAAGCATTCTCTTCTATGTTTTTTGAAAATTTTTTTGGTAGTCCTCTTACGTATTTATAATTACCCTTTGTACAAGGTATGAATACAAAGTCCATAATGTAATCAATAAGATTTGGTTCGTATTGATGAATACAATCCATTAATTCAAATACATCATTAATAACAGGTATTTCCATTTTAGAAAATTAAAAAATATTTAATAAATTTATATTTATCAATTTTTTTAATAGAAAAAAATTTATTTTTTAATTTAATTTTTCTAATTATTTTAATATGATATCTCTTGAATTCTATTCCTACTATCTATATCCAATCTAGAGCACCCGTCAAATGCATGATCTCCAATAGAAGTTACTGATTCAGGAATAGTCACCGAGGTCAATCCAGAGCAGAAGGAAAAGGCGTACTCTCCAATCGAAGTGACCGAAACGGGTATCGTCACAGAGGTCAATCCAGAGCATCTGGAAAAGGCACCGTTTCCAATAGAAATGACAGATTCTGAGAT